CCAAAACACAGCCATGCGCAAGCTGTGGCCCGTGAGGTCAACGCCGGGAAACTGCAGCACAATGGAGGGGCCGCTAGTCTCTGCGGCAAGGGTGAGGTCAGTGGTGGCCATGTTTGCTCCAGGCACAAAAAAGCCGCCCGGAGGCGGCGGATGTGGCGGAATATGCTGATGGCATCAGGCAGGCCACGCGAAAGCGTCGATTTCGGCAATCGTTTGGATATCGCCCCCCTCGATCCCGGATCGTACGGCGGCCTCCGCTGCAAAGCATGCATCCACATGCGCCAACACCGCGTTTGAGATGTCGATGATCTGCGCCGAGGTGAGGGCCACGAATCCTGCATCAGTCTTCCAGCCGACTGAATAATCTGGATCGGCATCGGCCTTGATGCGAGCGCCCATTATCATGGTCTTGGAACGGTCATCGGTCGCAATGGGCGCGTCGGAGACCGTTATGCCCCCCGTCTCGACCCGCCAGCGCCTGCCCGCCGCATGGGCCAAGAGAGCGGCGGTGTCGCTAACGAAAATCCCGTATGGGGTCAGCACTGCTTGCAGCGCAGCGTCGGTCTGTACGCCGTCATCGTCGCGCGGCCAGGGCGTAGGCGCGGCGTCGGTCCGCCACGCCAAATAACCCTCGTCCTCGACGGTCACGACCCGCTGGCGCGCCGAAGCAAATACACGATCGTCTTCCGCGAGCCAGTACCAATTAATTGGGAATGTCGCGCTCATCGATACCACCCCATGGATGCCGCAACTGCCGTGCCCCCCGCGTTTCCGGGAAAATAGTCCGCGCCGCCTCCTCCGGTGTCGATGCCTCCACCGGTGTCTGCATAATATCGCGCACCCGTCGCTGCAGCCCCAGACAGATTACAGCTTGTCCAGTTGGCCAGCCCACCAATGGTGCATCTGCACCAAAACCCCGTCATACTCATAGTGCCACTGCTGAAAAACTGCGTCGGCACGGCAGGGTTGTCAGACGCGATGAATATGCCCTGGTTGACGCATTCAACAGGCACAAATCTTGATCCAGCGCCGCCGAATTGGACGCGATTGATGCTGCGCACGTTGCCGCGCGTGTTGACATAGATGTCGCGGTAGCCCGCGCGATTGTTGGCCTGCGATACAACGACGTCATCCAATAGGATATTGCCACCATTTGCGNCCTGGACACCCGTCTCTATGGTCGGGGTCCCGGCGTAGACAGTTCTCAGCNTGCAGCGGCGAATGCGTAGATCGCTCAGTTCCGAANAGATTGTGTAGGGCAGGCCGGGGGGGCTCTCAATAACGTATGATNCGGCGTTTGCCCAAGAGGACCCAACCAGCTCCCAGGTACCACCAAGGCTCGGGAACGCCGCGCCAACATACGTGCCAGCCATGCCGAGCTCAAACGTGACCGTGAACCCGGCTGTGTCGTATTCCTGGCTCACACGGGTAAAGGCGCCGGCAATAGTCTGGAATGCCCCACCAGACGAGTTGCTTAGGCCTTGGTTGCTGTCGCTGCCATCCGAACGAATATAGAATGTCGTGTCGGCAAACAGCCGGCGGCGGAATTCCGCTCTGCTGGTATAATCGAGCCGCACATTGGAGCCGTCGTAGCGAACACGCACAATAGCGCCAGCGGCCAAATCGCGAGGCTGGACGGAACCACCATCCTGCCGGACGATTGTTTTAGATCCCGTCACGCCCGTGATGTTGAAGACTGGCGCCGCCGCCGTGTTGGTTGAGGTGACCCGCACATCAATCGGCACATTCAAGACATCAGCCCAGGTCGTTGGGGCTGGATTTAGCGCAACTGTCAAAGCGTTTGCCGTCCCGCTCGCGACGACATAATTCAGCTTCTGCGACCTGATGGTCGTCGCGAGCTGGTCCGCGTTGTCGTCGGCTGGTGTAAAGCCTGACTTGCTGATAGCCCCGCCGATCTGAGCGGTCTGATACCACGCCAACCAATTGAAAAGCTCCTGGTCAGCTTCCCCGCAAGGGAACCCACTGGAAAGCTCGCCAGTTGTAGGAGCCCTGCGAGTGGCGGATGCTCCGAAGGGTAGGTTGATGTCTGCCATTGAGGTTTTTCCTTTGGCTATGGGCAATCATAGGGATAGGGGTCAATTGGGCACAGCCATTGCGCATCTTCGCAGAGCCCGGACCACCCCTCTCCGAAGCCGAATATCGGACCTGTGGCGGCACTGGTCAGAGCCTTGATGCCGGGAGCGATGGGGAGAACCCGGAATGCGACCGGTCTGTACTGCATCTCGGAGGCTGTGAGAGACCGGCCGGGCGCCACCACGACGCGCCCCCGCCCAAGGTTCGACACCGACGCACCTTCCCCCCAAATGTGCCGCACGGCGCCTTGGAGGGAAGCCATGTCGTAAAGGCCTAGGGCCTGATATCGACGCGCCTTCAGGAGGCCGCGATATTCCTCATCGTTGTCAATGCAAATGGTGCTCGTTCCCGTGTCTCTGCACTCAGCCCAAGTGCCGCCTTCGCAAAACCCAACGATCTCGTATGGACTTGTGCCGCAGGCGAACCCGAAGACCGGCGCCACGTCGCACACACAATGACAGCGCGGGAAGCCCAGCCGCTTGCCGAGCAAGGTGAGTTGATCACCCACCGCCGTATCAAGGTCGAAGAATGTGGGTACGGCGCACGTTGCCTGTATCGCTTCTTCCACCTGTGACAGGTACGCCCGCATCAGACCGAGCAAGTTCGGGCTTTCGCGATATTGCGTCGCGACGCGGTTGATTTCCTGTTCGACCAGCGTGCCGGTCTCGGGGCACGTCGTCATGCGTTCAGCACCGTGATGTCCGCAAGCGCAAAGCTCGCAATTTCCTGGAACGAAATTGCAATCGGGAGGTCGTCCACAGGGTCGCCGTCGCGCGAGCCAAGAACGCTCACCACCTCGACATTGGGATATCTGGATTCAATCGCGGAACGGACGGAGAAAAGGGTAACGTCTTCCCCGTTTATCAGCCGCCGATCTGCGGAGAGGTCAAGGGCAAGGCCCTCCGCGATAGCTGTGAGCGCGGCCGGGGGGCACCCGAGGCGGTCTGAGCGCCGTACAACCTCCATCTCCAGAGTAATCGGCACAGGGGTTGGGCGAACAACCCATGTGGACCGGCAGACACCTTCGATGTTGGTATCGACGCGGACATTGCCACTCGTCCCGATGCCGGGCACGACATAGGTGCGGATGGTCAGAGCGATGTCGGAATCGTCGCCACCGAGCACTGCCACTGCAACGGAATGCCCCCCCAGCCCATTGGCGTCAGTGGTGTCTGTGTCGTTTACAAACACCTGCGTGTACGTGACGCCATCGAGCCCCGCCACGGCTCGCAACAGGTCTTGCAGATCGACCCTAGCCCGCCCGGTGTTCGTCGTTGCCTGCCTCAGGCTTGCATCATCCTCCCCTGTGGCCCGCTCCAGAACCCGGAGCCGTGCCAGCATATCAAGACGGACACCTTCAGCCTGGTCCGGGTCGTAGGACTGATATGTGTCCTCTGCCATCTCCCACTGCTGGGAAATCAGATCGGCCATGAGGCCGTGCAATTGCCCCAAGGGGGATTGCGCGGTCTGGATCACGTCCGGCCCGAAGACTTCGATAGCCGCCGCCTGAATTTCCGTTTGGATCACTGCGAGGGGCTTGCGGGAAAACCCGGTTGGAACGACGCCATAGCTCATACCGATGCGCCCTCTCCATAGGTGGTCATCACGTCAACGTCCCGGATCTCAAGGCCTCGCGTCACCTTAAGAAACGAGACAGAGAACGAGGTGATTTCGGTCACGCCGTGCGTCGCGAGGATTTCCGCTTTCACAACGGCCTCCGAGAGGGCGGGGTCGTATTTTTGGCCCAGGATCTCGTCGAGCCATGGCATGCCGGCCGTAGTGTCGAGAAACCATTCGCCCTGAAAGAACCCGAGCCGCTGCCGCACATGCTGGCCAACGGCTTCAGCCGATGTGACCATCGCAAGATTGCCATCAGCATCAAGGAAAAGGTCGTTGGTATCGGACGCCAGTGCCGGCGCGATGTGCGTCATAGGGCCATCCCCCGCAACTTGGCCGAAATGGTGGTGAGCGCGGCGCCGATCTCCGCATAGCGGACTCGATGGGTTAGCGTGGCTTCGGTGCCTAGCTTGGTAAACCCTTCGGCCTCAAGCTCTGCGGCCTGCACCAGCAGGTCATAGATGTTGCCTTCGCTGCCTTCGATTGCGATCTGTCCGGCCGCGCTGCCGCGAATTCCGAATTCTCCATCAGGGTCAAAGCGCAGGTGGACGTTTGCTTCGTCAAAATTCGGGATCGGGTTCGTCAGGCTTTCGCCACCGTCGAGGAAGGCTTCCATGTCGGACAGCGCGAACGACCGGGCGTCACTTGGAGCCCCATCGTCCTCTGTGTGGTAAAGCTCGCTGGAGCGCATTTGCGGGCGCAGGGTAACATTGTCCCCCGCCGCCACGGGGAAGGTCACAGCGCCGCCCCCCGCCCTGGTAAAGCGCACCGGAACCGCCACGAGTTCAGGCATGTCTATCGCGGTCCCGTTGAACTTGGGGCGGTATAGCGGCTGGACAGTCGCCGTTTGCGAGGCGTAGTCGATGGAGACGATCCTTGCGGGGATCTCCCCCCAGGTATTCAAGCGCTCGTCTTCCCGCGCCCGCCCGCTCACATCGTCAGGCCAGTTTGTAACCTTCCCGGTATAGCCGACGCTCATTTTTTGCCCTCATCCACTTTACCGCCCTTGATGGATTCGCCGCAGAGCGCAGCAACGAAATCCCCGTCGCGGTTGTCACCCGAGTAGGTGACTTCCGAGACACGGTATTCGCCCCCTTCGGCGTTCATTTCGAGCACTTGGCTTTCGATGCGCACGCGCCGGCCGGGCCTGATTTCGGGATTAAGGAGACAGGAAACCTTGACGCCGTTGTCCGTGATGGTCGGGACGTTAATCATGCCGGTCTGTGGCGTGATGAGCACCAACCCGCCCACAAAACCATCCGAGGGGATCAACTCCATTGCGCCGTTCTGAACGGACCAGTAGAAGCCCTTGCCCCGGCTTAGAGTGTCCATCTCGCGCTTGCAGCCGCCGCACATGGAATAGGGGCGCTTGAACGGTTCAACGGTCTCCGGGAACTTCCATTCCCCCCGCTTAACGCCCTCTTTTTCCATCTCGGCATAGATGTCTTCAACGACCTTCTCGACCTTGGTTCCGGCGGGATAGGTCTTGGAGATGGTGGCGCGGCGGAATGCCTTGTCGCCTTCTCCTGTCGAAAGGATTGTGACGATATCCGGCCCGTCGCGGGTGTGCTCCACGTCGCGGATTTGGCCCTGGAAGATCACCCCGACATTATCCCCGCCTTCGGGCGGCATGTAGCCGGCCTCTAGGGTGATATCGTCCAGTTCCTTCCCGAGGGCGTTGCGGGTGCTCTCCTGGAGGTTCCAAAGGCGAATTGTTGCACTGTTGGCGGTGGAGCTGATCGACTTCGAAACGTCGAACCCGATCTTGATTTCATGCAGCAGGATGCCGCCGGGGTTGATGACGATACTGCCGCCGGAGCCCTTTGCGGTCAGGCGCACTTTGCGGAGGTATTGCCGCATCAGACCTGTGCCGCTTCAATTTCAGCCGGTGTCGCGTGGTAGAGGCGCACCCGACCGCTCGGAAGACCGCTCCTGTCCGGGATCTGCCCCTCTGCCGCCGGATAGGCAAAGATGGCGCCAATCCCGAAATCGAAGGGCGCGAGAAGATCCACCCCGGTCACAATGCGCCGACCCTGGAGCACAGGCTGATCGTCAAGCGACAGGTCCAAAGACCACCGGTCCGTTGTCACATTGTAGCGCAGCCGCAGGGTTACGCGCCGGTTGTTGAGGATCGCGCTGAACTGCTGGTCTGCGGCGTCTGCCACGGTGAATTCAATCATCAGAATGCGCCCCGGAGGATGGANGTGTTCGTCGCCGGCTTGGCCGCCTGATCGCCTCGCGTCACCGNGCCNCTCGCCCTNTCCGCCGTAGCNCTGTCCCCGGATCGCCCNGANGAAGGCGTNGCGGCCTTTGTGCTGTTCTTGCCGCCCGGCTGTCCGCCGGCATCAGACGACGTGTCCGAGGCCGCATATGCCGTTTCGACAATGATCGCCTCTTGAAGCTCGATGCCGCTGCTCAATACCTGCGACCATTCCATATCCCGCAGGGCGCCAATCTCCGAGATCAGCATGTTCGTGTAGACGTAGAGGCCAGACACCACCGTGAACGGGACGCGCGACTCCTGAAATGCCGTGAGAGCGTTGAAGGTCGCCACCGCCTGGGCATCCGCCACCTCAAACCGAATGCGCTTCGGCTCGATGTAGGCGTGATCCGTGATGTTCGCGCCGCTCTCGATGGGAATGCGAGAGATGCCGAGGCGATGGATCGGCACCTCCCGGACGATGCAGTCAATTGGCACGGGGCCAATGAGCCTGCTGAAAATGATAGCGGTCATTGCACCGGGCCCTGCTGCATGCGTGTGGGCTGGGCTTGGACGCCTGATCGGACGGCGCCAGCCACGGCGTTGCCTACGGCACTAGGCGCCTGGGTTGCCTGCTGCACATTGACCGTTACAGGGGCTTGGACGGTGACGGTGTTTGTCGTTGTCCGATTGTCGTTCACGACGGCTTCAGCCCCGCCGTTAGCCCCTTGGCGGCCAATCTCCGCCATATTCTGGAGGATATTCATTGCCCAGTCGGGAAGCTGAATTTGGGGGGCCTGAGACTGGCGCCCGCCGGCCTCACTCGGTCGGGGTATTGGAAACGGGACGCCGCCTGTCGGGGCGGGGGCTCCTTGCTGCACTCCAGCCCCGCCCCCTATGGACCGAAGCGCATCCAATCTCGCTTCGATCTTAGCGATTTCAGGATGATCCGCCGCCTGAGACTGGCGCCCGCCGGCCTCACTCGGTCGGGGCACTGGAAACGGTACCGCGCCGGTCGAGTTGGCCCCAGCTTGCGGCACTCCAGCCCCGCCCCCTATGGACCGAAGCGCATCCAATCTCGCTTCGATCTTAGCGATTTCAGGATCCGCCGCCTGGGTCTGCGCTTCAAGAGCCTTTAAGCGCTGCTGCCGCTGCTCCTCAAAGCGCTTCCGCCGCTGCGCCTCAACCTCGGGGCGTGCCGTAAATATTCCTCCGGCCGGGGCCCCTGTATCAACATCAGTGGCCTTCTCTAGCCGAGCGATCTCAAGTCGAGCATCTTCACGCTTTTGCGCGTCAGCAAGCCTGAGCCTTGCCAACTCCTTCTCGGATGACCCGATATGATCTGCGACGGTCTTTTCGCCCGGCCGTGGGACATACCCGCCGATCAAAGATGCGCGATCTATATCGTCCGCAGTTGCGCGCGTCAGGAAGGCCCGCCTTTCGTCCGCTGAAAGTCCGGCCTTGTCGAACCCTCGCTGAACCGCGTTGTTCTTTTCGACGTTCGCCGTCAGACGATCCAGCACGTGAGACAAACCACGAGAAGCCGCGTTCAGCGGGCTTGAGCTATCCTCACCAACAGCATTCATGAAAGCCCCCCACGAATTGGAAAGCCCCTGAATTTTGGCACTCGTGTCGTCGGCTACGCGGCCAAAATCCTGAAGCGCAGCGCCAGAGACGGCCGGGCCATTAAGGATCCGCATAAAATCCTTGAACTTGTCTCCGCTGGTTAGCAGCGTTCGTACGCCAGACTGGAACTCAGCATCATTGATCAGCTGGGGCAGCTTTGTCAGGTCTCCCTTTATGGTCGCATCTGTGATCCTGATGAATGCCTCAAGAAGCCCCTCCCCATTTTCTTTAGCCTTTTTCAGCGATGCGGGAAGATTGACGCCCATTTTTTTGAAGTTGTTGGCCGTCTCATTGCTGAACATTTTCTGAAATATATTTAGTGCCTGCGTTGAGGCCGCGCCGGCGGTGCCCGTGTTCATCCGCAGGGTTTGCAAAGCTGCGATCAGGGTCTTTAGCCCAGGTAGACCCTTGTATCCGAGGGCGGCGAAGGCACTCCCCAACTCTGGAATGTAAGAAGCCATGTCTTTCAATTCGAACTGGCCCGCCTTTCCGCCCGTGACCATAATGTCAAAGGCGTCCTGCATCTGCGCCGATTGAATATTCAAGGCCGAGGACGCCTTCTGAGCCGTGTTGGCAATATCCTCGGTGGCAGCCCCTGCCGCTTGGGCCGTCATAAGAACGGACGGCAGAAAGGCCATCGCCTCCTTCAGATCCATCCCAGACGCAACAAGGGTATCGAGCCCACCAACAGCAGATTCGATAGGAAGCGCGAAGTTCTGGGCAAGCCGCGTCACCTGCAAGCCGGCTTCCTTCGTCTCGAAAGCGCTTGCTCCCGCCGTGATCCCCACCCTAGTCATTTGACGGTCGAACTGTGCGAACGAGGTATAGGCTTGCCTTGTGAAGGCGGCTGTGGCGCCAACGCCGATGGCGGCCCCCAGCCTCGCCCCGATTGATGCGCCGATCACCCCAAAGCGGGAAGCCGATGCATGCGCTTCTTTTTCTGTCCTATCGAGCCCTTGCTTGAATTTTCGGAGGTTTCCCTCCCCCTCAATCTTATAACCGAGGATCGCAATGAGTTCGTCTGTTGTGGTCATGCCTTGCGCCCTCGATAAGAATTCTCGACTTGCTGATATTTCTGAGACTGCGCAAGGCGAAGGTCTAGCATCTCATGCATATCCATTAGCTGAGATAGTGTCGCATTCATTAATTCAATGTATGAACATATTGGAGGCGACGCCAGAACCGGTCTATGCAAAAAAAAGTCTATATTTGGCGCAACACGCCTCATTTCCTCTTGTGTAAGGCCTCCAGCAGACGGGACAAAATCCCATTTCCGCCGTTCACGGACAAAAAATCGCGGAAGTTCTCCTGCAAAATAAAGATTATGACTTTAGGGAACGAGCCAAGGTCGTCGGTAAAATCCCCGTCGATATCTGCCGACTCGTAGACCCCAGATGGCCGCCGCAGTTGCGCCCCTTGCAGCACTCTTTCCAGCAGGCCCATGATTTCGCTTGTACCGGCCTGAGCCAGAAGCAAAGATTGCGCGTTCACAAGGAGCAGGTCGGCTTGCTGACGCTTCTCGGGGTCGTCGTTGGTCAGAAAGTGGAGGATCTGCGGCACATCCGGGAGCACTGGTGCGAGGATGCGCACAAGGTCTGCATAAAGCGCCAGAGCCTCACGCGCCGGCATAGGCGTCACGCGAAAATCTCGACCGTTGATTTTCTTTTCGGCCACGGCGGTGTCCTTTTCAAATTGTGGGAGAAAAAAAATGGGAATTCGTGCAAACGCCATTGCGTGCTTCGTGTTGACGCAATTTTTTGGCGCGGCAATTGGCCAGGAGGTGCAGATTGAAAGTCGCGCGCCAGGGTATTCGGTGCAGCAGATCAAACAGGCCGTTGAAATTTTCCGCCAGAACTGCCAACCACTTGGGGGCAAATCCTGGTCTGATTTGACCGATATCAAGGCTATAGCCCAGCCCGAGACCGCGCCATACAGAGCGCAGAAGGGATGGTCAACATCTGTCTTAATTACAGCGAAAATACCAGACCACCCGAGATTAATTCCAGAATCCGCGAAAGAAACAGGGGCAATATCAGGAAGCACCCTGTTTTTTATTCTTGGCGGAGGAAATTCACCCGGGTTCTTTGTTTCGAAAAGAGTAGGCCAATACCTGTGCGGGCTAAATCCGCCATTTAACGGAGACGATAGGTTCGTTTCCGTTCCGGCTCTTAGCATCCTAAGTGACGGCGCCACCCAATGAACCGGGAGCGCTTGAGCGCCGACTAAGGGCGGCGGAGATAAAAATCTGGGAAGTTCAGCGCCGGCCGTAGCCGGGACTGTGCTTTAGTTGGGTCACATGCCTTCTACGGTCGTCACTCCGATGCCTGGAAACGGCGCACGGCAGTGTCGAGACGCTTCGACGTGTTGCGCTCGTCCTGCTTTGCTTTCTCGAACCGTTGATAGGCCGGCTTAGTGTCGGCCATCATCCGATTCCACTCCGGCGTGTCGCGCTCCACGTAGCCGATCTCATTGGCAAATTTCCAATTGCGATAGGATTTGTGCAGCGCCTCCTTCGCGGCTACACGGCGGCGGCGCGCGTCGCCCACTTCCACTGCACGCGAGGCGATGGCCAGCAGCGCGGGCATATTATTGCGATTGCTCATAATGCCACCACGCGCTTGCGAGCCACACGGAAGCGGCCTTCGATGAAGGGGTGCGTGAACATGAACTCGGTCACCGCCTTGCACTCGTCCACGAAGCGTTCAAACGTCTTGGTCACGTCCTTCTGCCAGTAAACGGCATAGAGGGAGCCGTCCGCGTCCACGTGGTCGTTGCGGACCATGCCGGCAGGCTTCGGCGCATACGGCGATTGGCGCATCACTTCATCCACAACAGCCGACGACAGGCCGAACATGCGGTTGATGCGCGGACGGATGTGCGTGATCCCCTCGGCATTCGCGGGGCGGCACCGCAACACAGTCTGCGCCGTTTCAACTCGGTCCACCTTTTCCTCAAGGCGCTCGATCGCCCTGGAGTGGACCGCCTGCTGCTTCTGCGCATCCGCTATCATGGTGAAGGCGTGAGCGAAGGCCTCGGCGGTGGTTGGGATGGCGGGCGCGATGGGCGGGGACTCTGCTGCGAAGTAGCGGTCGATCATCTCGCCTTGGACTTCCCAGGCTCGGTCGTCCGTGAGGGGCTTGACCAGCTTGAGATAGCCGCGACGGGTGATGAGGACCACATAGGCAGGAGTGCCCCCCTGCGGACGGGTAAAACCAAGCGTACGAATTTCGTCCGGTTGGTTCAGCGTCACAAAATCTTCGGCCTCTGCGAACCGATCGCGGTTTTCATTAAATGTGCGGCGCGCAGTCCCATCCGGGCGCTGATGAATGGCGTCCACCATGGCGAAGGTCACGACGGGCGCGCCCTTATAAAGGATCTGCTGCACGTCGGTGCCGGCGATGGAAATCGTGTGCGGCTTGCTGTATTCAGACTTGGTCATTTCGGAACCTCTAATTCCGGGTGACTGGGGGTGCCGCCTTGCATGGGCGGCGCTCGAATTAGCAGCGGCGGGGGTCGTGTCGGCAAAACCTGCCCCCGTCGCTGCCGCAGGAGCGGAGAAAACCCGCTCTATGTAGCCAGCCGACGCTAGATCGCTTCGGGCTAAGGCTGCATCCTTCAAGGAACATTCAAGGAACGGGCGCTGTCAAATCAAGCGGAAAAGCAGTTTTCCGCGCTATTCACATTATCCCCAGACTTTTCCACAGGTGCGCCAGTCCTGCGTAAGCAGTTGACTCACCCGCGATTTGCATTCCTGGCGTCTTCAGTCAGCAAGGGCGCGCCGTCATCGAAGTAGTACCTGATCCGCACATCGGGATCATGAAGCGCCCCGATCACCACGACGCCCCTTGCTTTATGAGCCGCGAACTGGCGCTTCACATGGGTGCCGGGATAGAGGTCGGATAGAGCCCTCTCGATTTCGACCATCGCTGCTTCAAGCCGCTGCTGGGGAGTGACAACCCGTATGGCCAATGCGGCCGGAACGGCGAGAGCAGGAACAGCAAAGGCCTTGCGGAGGAAGCTGCGGCGGTTCGTATTGGTTTCCGTTTCCATCACGCCATCTCCAACGCACGAGCGGCGCCAGTGACTGGCGCAGGCTGGCGAGGTGGCAGCTTGGCGCCGGTCTTGCCGTGATCCGGCCCGAGGATGGATGCCTTCAGCAGCATCAGGCCAATGGTGGCCGCATCTTCGGCCCGGCGACGGGATGTGGTAGAGGTGGTGATAGCCATGATCGAAGTTCCTGTTCGATTGGTGGTGAGGGTCGCTTCGGGGTTCCAGCCCCGTTGCGGCCCGATTATTTTTCAAGTGTTGAAAGTGCGAACCCGTATGCCCGCGACAATTTGAGAACGATTTCAGCGTTCATGCTGCGCAGGTTCTCTTTCGCCTCTTCCTTGATTTTGTCCCGCAGCCCATCGGGCAGGCGAAGCATGAACTTGTCGGCGTTCTGCCGGCTGCGAGAGGCCATCACGCGCCCCCCGCTGCGGACTTGATGACCGTATAATCCATCAAGTTGAGCTGACGCGGGTCGTGGAGCATGGCCGGGACCACAGGCAGGCCGAGTTTGAACCACAGTTGCGCGGCCGCCTGTGTGCCGAAGACCTGCCGACTTTCGTTCACAAGGCGGATCTTGACGCTCTCATTCTCCGCCGGGTCCTCCTCGATAACCGGCGCCGGCTTCTGGTGCTTGCCGTAGAAGTGCTGGAACAGCACCGCATGGCACTCGCGCTTGTAGGAAAGCACGCGATTGCGCGTCTCCTCGTCCTTCACCCGGCTCTCGTCGATGGTGAAGAGCCAGCCGTTCACCAGATCGAGGCGCAGGCAAAAGGTTTCCTGCATGCCACCCGCCGAAGGGAGGGCCACCATGGCCCCCCCTTCACTCAGAATGGGGTCGCGATTAATGCGCTCACGCTGCTTTTTCGCGTCCATCCCGAGCGTCTCACAGATCGGGGTTACGGCGACAAACACGCCATCGTCGCGCTCAACCGCGAACAGCGTGTCGTTTCGAAAGTTGACAGTAACGATTGTTCCCACTGAGAAGCCTCCATATGGCTACGAGCCATGCAGTCAATATGGCTCGTAGCCATCGTTGCGTCAAGCGGAATCTTATGGCTCATAGCCGGCATGTCTGGACGAGCCCCACAAACGCAGGACAAGTACATTCTCCGCCTGCCTGACGGCTTGCGCGAGCGCATCGCCGAACACGCAAAGGCGAATGGGCGGTCAATGAACGCTGAAATTGTCCGGCTCTTAGAGATCAACTACCCGCCGCCGCCGTCTGTCGATGACATGCTCCGCGACATCGAAGTTGCCCTCGCATTGTCCGACAAGCCGGGCTCTGCCAGAGACATGGCATTTCTAGCGGAAAAACTGCGCGACCTTCGGGAGCGCATTGAGAACGAACAAACCCACAGCCCCCCGAAATGAAGATGACCAATGCGGCGCTGGCGTTCAGAAGTTCTTACTTGGCTCGCAGCCGACGTGCCGCAAGCCAAACTAAGCGTTCTGATTGAGCATCTTCACTCTCTTCAAGAGAGTGATAAATTTCATCAGCTTGCTGCTGGTGCCGGGCTGCCAGCCGAGATACCTCTTGGCGAACTGCGGAAGCTGATCGATCTGACCGAAAGAGCCAGCAGAAACTCGAAAATAATTCAGCCATAGCGCAACCTTATCTCCAAGGCCCTTCGGTGGTGGCGACAAGTCCACGCAGACGAATGACATCAAGCGAGCCATCGCTTTAGCCAAGGAGGGCTGACCATGGCGCTTGAAACCACAAAATGGGACATTCAGGACAGCCTGAAGACCCCTGAGGATATCGCCGCATACCTTGAGGCGATCCTAGAGGACGGCAACCCGACGCTTATCGCTGCGAGGGTCGGTGATGCCGTCACTGCGCTCAAGGCTCTCGGGTTGAGGCTAGCAGCGCAGAATGAGAAGCACGCCTAGCGCGCGCCCTTCCGCCAATCCCATGGGGGCACAAAGTTCCACTGCCACATGCCGGCGGTTGAAGCGCGAGCCGCAGCCTCATCAGCCACATAATCACGGCTGTACCGCACGAATGCGAGCGCCCACCCGGCGCGCACCATAGCCGCGCCGATATCCTGCCCCTGCACATTGCAGCGGGCGAGCACACGCTTGTACCGGTCCGTTCCGCCCTCAACGCACACCACAGGGCGCGCGCCGATGAAGTCAGACAGCCAAAATGCCGCCTGCTGCCCGCAGCGCACTTCGGCGCCGGTTGTTTTGTCGGTGCATGTCTGGCGGCTCTCAGGGGCATCGATCCCATCAAGGCGGATGCGCTGCCCCTGAACCTCGATGGTGTCCCCGTCAATGACGGATGCCCGGCCAACAATGGGCTCGGCAAAGGCGGCAGTGGTGAAGAGGAAGAGGACGAGAGTGAGGCGGAGCATAGAGCCTTCTTACCCCACCGCGCCACACTCTGCCATGACCCGCCTCAAGCGTTCGGAACGTTAGGGGTGTAGAAGCCGGTCCACAGCACCCACTCGCGCACAGCAGCCTCGGTGCCCTGCTGAGAGGCCGGGGCAGCCTGGATATAGCAGTCATCCGCCGTACCGCCTTCGCCGCTGTCCACGTCGATGTGGCTGAACGGGAAGCCTGCCACGCGAACGCCAACGGCCCGCTGCCGCGCCCACTTCTGCTGAAGCATGCGGTGGGCCGGGCTCGTGTGCTGAAGCCGCAGGGTGATCGTGTGCGCGTTGCCGGCGCGGTGCGAGAAGATGGAAGACCCATCCGCCCCCACCATGCCGGTGCCCACGTCATCGACCATCTCGACGGTCACGGCATCGTCGCCGTCCCAAAACCCGACGACGCTCTGTCCGTCCAGGGTCGCCTGGACGTTCTTCATAGAATAAGTGGAAGATTTTGCCATGGCTTACCTCAGAAGGTCATCGAATAAGAGATCGTGGTGTAGTGCACCGCACCCGAGTACCGAAATTTCACCGCAATCTCAGGGGCGACGCGGGCCTTGCGCTGAGATGCCGGAACGCTGAACACGCTCGGGATGGTGAATTCCACCGCAGGCGCGTAGTCGCCGGTCTCGGGGTCGATGTCGTTTGCGATCAGGCCGGCCCGCCGCGCCTGCTCCATCACTGTCCGGGCGCCGGATGCCAGAAGCTCCATGCCGGCATCCGTGTACGGAACGCGGGCATTGTTCAGGAGCACCCCAAGGGTTTCTTCCTCGGTGCGGGCGATGATCCAGTCGGTTGCGTGGATCTCATCAATGAAGACGTTGGCGGTCAGGGTGCTGCCCTCGACCACGAAATTGCGCCCGCCGATGTCGATATAGGTGTTCGCCATGTGGCCGGCTGCGGAGCTTTGCCCAAGACCCGGCGTGAACCCGGTAATCGACTGCACCGCAGCGCTGCCCTTGTTCACGGGGGCGACGCCCTGGAGCTTCTTGAACTTACCGGTATAGGCGCTGTCCGCCTGGTCGAAGTTCCGGGTGCCCATCCAAGCCGCATAGGCGAAGCCGGCATATTCGGCGGCGTCGGTATGGTAGAAGACCGCCGTGCGCTCCACCGTCCCCTTGTGACGGGCTGAAATGCACGTCGTATTAGATTGGGTTTCGTGGCCGGCGTCGTTGCTGTCGATGACCGCGACCTTGTTCTTGGCCTCGGTCCACTCCACCAGACCATCCAGATACGCCTCGTCCCGCATGGTGGATTCAACGCCGATCCAGTACCAGTCAGGGTCATACGCATAGATTGCATCAAGCTGGGTCTTGAACTCAGCGGCAATCGGTGTTTCGTCCAGCACCACGAAGCCGGCCTTGACCTGGAGAGGGCGCGGGTTCTGCGAGAACGCCGCTTCGGCACCCAGATAAAACTCGTCTTCGGCGTCGAAATCTTCCGCCACCTCTTCAAGCGACCCGTACACCTTGGTGCGCAGGGTCGCGTCGAGAATGTCGGTGACGGTCTGCGTGGTCAGGAACAGCGGGATGCCGAACCCGCGACGCGAGGGGTAGGCGTCGGTGCGGGACAGGTTTACCTGCACCACCCGGTTGTACGGTAGCTTTGCCATTTTGGCCTCTCGGATGATGCCCTGTAGGGCGGGGAGTTAGGTGCGCTCGAAAGTGAACGAGTAGGTCTCGATCACATCGACCACGAAGCCGTCAGCGACGATGCCGCGAACGGCCAAATCCATCTGTGCGCGGGGGCGCCAGGCGTTGTTGATCCAGTCCGGCACATTGCGGATCATGGATGTCTCGTGGACCACGAGGCCCGGCATCAGCGGTTCATTCTTTTGCGCAAGGTGTGCAGCGGCGCGGATCGGCCGCAGAATTTCTGACGGTGCAGGGCCATATGCATGGAGCGAGAACCGCCATTCCGTCTCGATTTGAGGCGCGGCGGTCACGTCATCTCCATCTTCGGTGAAAGCATCAAACTGCGGGTTTTCGCGCACTTCTGCGGTGGTCAGCAGGTTGACCGCAAGATACGGGCCCGCCGGCACCGGCCCGCTCTCGTGCGTCTTGATGACCGTCACGGCGGTGATGCTGGCAAGCCAGCGCACCACAGCGGAATGCACCTCGCTGTCTCTCATGCCAGCAGCCCAAGTGCAGCCCGTGTGAAACCGCCATCCAGGCGAGGCCAAACGAACATGATGCGATAGGTCAGGCCTTGTGCCGTGATGCGATCATCAAGAGACAGGTCAGAGCGAGACCACAGAAGCCAACGGGCCTCTGTGCGGATGCCCTCAGGAAGGTCCATAAGCTGCCTGCCTGATGCGGGCTGGATCGCTGCACGGATCGTGTCAGTTGATGACGCGCCTTCGATAAATTCGCCGTCCGCGTTATAGGCGCCCGCAGCGCGGCGGGTGATCTGTACAGGAATGGCGCGGCGGTCGATGGCAAGGCCGGCGATATTCATTTATCGATCTTCCAACGGACGTTCGACGCCATCTCGCCCGTGTTGATCAGGGGCTTATCCGATCCCTTAAGTGCGATGGTCACCGGGCTGTTGGGCGGCGAACTCAGGGACGAAATCTCAACCTTTATGTCGTCTTGGGCGTCACTTCCGAGCTTGCGCAGGGTCGTTTCAATCTGAGTATCCCCACGCAGGATCTTGCCCGCCGAGGCCGCCATGGCGTCGCGGTACTTGCCGCGATTGTCGCGCATAGCGTTGCGCATGAACGGGCGTTCGGGGATTGGACCACCCCAGCCCCCGCCAGAGGCGCCGCCTTTCGTTCCGAACTCGTTCCAAATAGCCCGTTCAATCGAAGAGCTCTTCGATTGGCTGGCCACGAAACCCACCTTCACGCGGGTCGCCCCTGATACCGCGCCGGGCAGTTTCTTGTGCCGCTTGCGCACGATCCTGAGCGAAACCATCTGACCGCCCTTTCCAAATGTCTACGACGCGGGCAGAGTCGGAAATTCAGCCGCCTGCGAGGCCAAATGACCGACGACCAGTTTCACAAGCTGCTGTTCGAAATCCGAGACTTGAAAGTCCAGATCGAGAGCCTGAAGCTTTCAATGAAACAGGACTTGAAGCACCAATTTGACCAACTCCGCGAGGAGATGATGGCCGCCGCTAGCGAGATCATGGTTGCTGACGGCGATATAAACGACGACGACATCCCAGAACACATTCGCAAGCTGCTCGGCAAATAAGGGGCTAGAACTCCACCACGCCGCGCGCGAAGCACCGGCAACGGACGGCCTGTCCGGGCCCGACGCCACCTTCCGCACCAGTCGGCTCGCCATAACGGTAGCGCTTGCCCTGCAAGGCGCGGTGCCTTGGGCGAACCCTCTCATCACGGGACGTGTACCAGTCGTATTCCGTGATCCCGGCTTGCTCGTGCCGTACCCTTGTGAGGTCGCTACTGAGCTTTGCCATCTGGTCCTGGGCGATTAGCTTCGCCCGATTATCAGCGATGCCGAACTGCTCCGTGAGCGTCTTCTGCACGTCGGCGCGCGAGGTTCCTGCGATCAATCCATCGAGCACCGTCTGCTGGACGCGCTTCACCGCGTCTTCCGACAGGCTCTTGATAAGCAAAGCATTCCGCGCCGATGCCAGCCGCAGATAATCCGTAAGGTCCTCGTCGCGAACCACGGCGCTAAGATCGATACCGAGCGCCCGCTTGGCGCCGGCCATGAATGTCTTCGTGTGCCTCTGCGCTTCAAGGCGAAGGATCGTGTTCACCGCGCGCTCTGCGACGGTTGCCAAACCGAGAGCCCGCGACGCGAGAAGGTTCAGCTCTTCCTCTGTCGCAGATGCCCGTGCAGTGACGCCAATGGCCCTTAGAAGCGCCCGCAGAGCCTTCAGGTATGCGTTCTTTCCGCCTGCCGTCTCCTGTATCCCAGGGAGCAAGATAACCGTCCCACGGGCGCGCCGTAGCAGACGACGAATGTCATAATTCGTCACGCCCGGATGGCCCTACCAACATAGGCCATCGAGCGGCCCTTCGTCAGGCCGAAGAGAAGGTCGTCGATGATCCGTACGACCAGCGTCACGCCCATCGCGGATTGGATGAACTCCGTCTCAACGTCGCCCACGCGATCGCGCTTGACCCGCGTGGCGCTCTCGTCCTCAGAGAGTGAGTGTGGCGACGCCAATTCCCGGACCGTTGCTTCGCACGTTGCGGCAACCACTTGGGCGGGCACCACATCGGACGAGATGGACGTGTCGCGGTAGAGAACATAGGCGCGCGGCCATTCGAGCCGCTGTGCCGTAAATGTCCACAGACCTAGGAAGCGCGCGCCGTACCGGGCATCAAGCCACCTCGTTGCGCGGCGCAAGGCCTGCTCGATTTCGGTGTCGGTATTCCCCACATAGCCGTGGCCGACCTTGTAGCAGTAAGTCTTGAAGTCGGCGACGCTCGCATAGCTCTCTGCGTCGGACTTTCCGGTCCCATCCTCGACAATGAGAGCCATGGTCAGGCGCCCCGGCGCTCGACTTCGGCGGCGATCAGAGCATCAGCCGCTTCGGTCTTGGTCTGCCCGTCTTCCGGCGTCAGGTCGGCGCCGCCGTTCAGCTTCTCGGCAAGAGCCACGCGCTGTTTCCAGTGCAGGGACTGCCAGTCTGCGGGGACGGCTTCCGCTTTGGGCTCCGCCGCGCCATAGGCCTTGTGCGTCGTTGGATCGAAGTCGGTTTCGTTGATGCGCGTGAACCCGGACTTGGCCTTGTCGTTCACGATGCAGACTGTGGGAAGTTCCATGGGGGATCTCCGAATGAGCTTTCTGACGGGGCCACCGAAGCGGCCCCGCTAAAAGATCAGCCGAGCAGGATGGCGACGTGATCGGTGTTGACGCTCTTGAAGCCCCAGGCGAGGTGCAGTTCCCAAGTGCGCTGGCCATACTGTGCGATGTCGAGCATCAGATAGGTCAGGCCGAACTCGTCCGACACGAGCATCTGCTGAATGGTCGGGTTGGACGGCATCAGCGGCGGGCGCATAACGCCGACGATGGCGCTGCGCTCAAAACCAACGTTCGGCGTGTAGTTGTTGCCGACCGTGATGGCGTCGTTGTCAGCTTCGGCGACGAGCAGGCCCGGTGCACCGATGGAGAACGAACCGCCCGAAAGCGCGCTGTTCACAACGTACTTGTCGGTCGTGCCAGCGAAGGTCACGATGTCACCAGCCAGCACAGTGCCGGTACCGGTATCGACGCTGATCGTGGTGTCACCCACTGCGCCAGCCGCCGACAACTGGTAGGACGCGCCGGTGCCCTTCGTGTGGGCGTCGATGCCCCCGGACGTACGCATCTGAAAGCCGTACTGACGACGCAACACACCGTCGCGGCGCTCGGCATCAGAGCCCGCCACCGATGCATCAAGCACGACGCCGAGCTTCAGAAGATTGGCTTCCGAGGTGCTGTCGCCGATGAACTGAAGATCGGCAAGCGGGGCGCCATTGTCTCGCAGGATCTTGCGCAGGTCGGCAAGAGGCGTCAGGGCAGAGGCAAACGGGTTGGTGCCCGCCGTGCCGGTCGCGCGGGAAGCGCCGGTGTAGATCGCGGTGATAGCGTCCACTTCGGCTTCATTGCGCAACGTGCGCATGCCCTGTTCGACAAGCTGACGAATCCATTCCGCCGAGGTCGCGCCGTTGTCGAGCGAGCGCTGCTGTTCGCCGGTCAGGTGCCAGGAGACCTTGCGGGACTTGCTGATCTGCACCTCGACATCGGTCGCGGTGGCGTCGGCGCCGGAAGAGGTGGTTGCGGCCGGCGTGAAGTCGGACGCCGAGCGGCTGGGAGCGACGGGGACAGTGACGATATCGCCCTTGGCGACCTGTTTGTCATCGAAGTCCATGTTGATCGCGTTGAGGGCGGCGACAGCCTCCTTCGACACGTTCTTGGCAGCGGAGAAGAGGGTAGGCGCGAGGGCGGTCAAGGTGTTGGCCATTGTGGGTGTCCTTTACGGCTGAATGGCGTGGTTTGAATTTTCCGTCATTTGGGCCATCCAGCCCGTGCGCGGCCGGGCATCCACCCGGCTCGCGTGTAACTCACTCGGCGATCTGGCCGCCGTTGGTCATGAACGCAGCACGTCCCTTGGGGTCCATTGCGTCAAATTCGGTTTTGGCAAGCACCTTTGCCGTGCCGCCGCCGTGCCCGCGAGCGCCCGGCTCTTTGCCGGTGCCCTGGTGGCCCGTGCCCTTCAGGATGTGCTCCTTGAACGGGTAGGACTCGACAAGCGTTTCAACAACCTCGTCGAAGGATGCGGCTTCGCCAGGGCGGGCCTTGGAATAGAGCTTCTGGCCGTTGGCATCGATGCCGAACACAAGGCCATTCTCGACCTTGAGCCGATCACCGAACATCGTGCGGACAAGATCGACGCCGGCCGGTGTCAGCTTTTCCGATGCGAACTTGGACTGGCTGAAGCCGGCCCCAATGACGGCCTTTTGCAGTTGCGTGGAAAGATCGCCGTTGGTCTTCTTCAGGGTTTCCAGCTCATCCGTGAAGGGCTTGACCGCCGCCTGGACTGCCGCGTCCATGTCGCCGGCCTCAACCAGCTTCTTGGCGTCGATTTTCGACAGCTTCTCGATGGCGTCGCGAGCCTTGCCCGCGTCAAGCCCATCGAAAGATTTCAGCGCCGCCTCTGCCGCCTCCTTAGCCTCTCGGTGGCCTTTCGCCTCTCCGTTGAGGCGGGAGATAGTGGCAACGGTGCCGGGCGCGTCGAAGGCGATCTCCCTGCCGTCCTGCAAGTAGACAGGTTTGCCGTCCTGCAATTCGGCGTAGGTCTTCCCTTCCAAGGTGACGGTCTTAAGCTGCATTGGAGGTCTTTCCGGGCATCCGCCCTCTGCTGTGGCGCATCCGCGCCGTACGCCCCCGGCATCCGCCGCATGGGCTAATTTGCTTCAGGTCATGCCTGTTGCGGGCTGGTCTCAATTTCAGGTTCCTGGCTGGAATCCATCTCCCCTCCTGGATCGAAGGGCGGGTTCTCAACGAGTAGGCGCTTGGCTTCCTCAGAACGGTCGAACTGCGGACCGAGCACGCCACGGCGCTGCATCTCGTCCCAGAACGTTTCCTGGCTGATCTGCGCTTCCTTGCGCGAGTCGAGCAGCACACGGACTTCCTCGGCGCCGTAAAGACCAACAGCGAAGTCGGTGTGCACGGAGACTGCCGGCGCCGTTTCGGGGCGGTCGCCCATCCACATTGCCGTGAAAACAAAGGCCTGTTCTAGCGCGTCCTTGAAGGATAGCGCCCACGCCTGGAGCGTGCTGTGAGCTTTCGCGGCCTCAATCCCGGATGCGGTAGCTGTGACGCTGCCTGTGCGAGGGAGCATCGGCTGCATGGCGAGGCGCCGCAGATCGGAGATGATCTCTGCGATGTCCTCGCGAATTTCCTTCAGATTGGCCGCGTCCGGCTGGATGTACGCCCAACTGGTCGGGATGCCCTCCATGCCCGGCGCATAGAGTACCCGGCCGGGGCCGGTTTCGATGGCGCTGCCTTCACCAGGAGCGGCCATGCCGTTCGCGGTCAGCATCGGCGAGCCCGCGACGGTCGAAAATCTGTTCCTTGTTCGACCCCGCCCGATAAAGCTCAATCTGCATTACAGCGAGGTCGAGAAGCGGCGGCAGAACGTACTGGTCGCCCTTGCGCTCGTTCGTAGCAGAAAAACACAAAATGGAACTTCCTGAAGGCTCATACTGCCTTCGTCTTCAAGCACCCATTCGGGCCTGTCCTGACCGACCTTCTTCTCTTCTCGCCACACGCGGTAAGCGCCAGGCGTGATCTCCCGGATCTTCGGGACGCGCCTCTCTTCGAAGCCATCCACTTCGACACCAGCCTCGCGGATGCGCAAGTAGCTGACAATGCGCCGTCCGCCCCGCTGCTCGGTCCGAAGCGCAAGAATGTCGTCGGCGGTGATGCTGACCCAATAGGGCCGGATGCCGCCGGCGCGTTCCTCGGCTTGGGTCCGTCCTGCGGGTGCCGGCGGGTAGTCAACTAGGATGCCATGTGCACCCATCGCAACGCCGCCGTCGAAAACCTCTTTCGCAAAGACATGCAGGTTGCTGCCCTGTCCGTCGATGTCCTCTGCCAGAACCATCATAGCCTGCGAGGACGCAGCCGTGATGGCAACATCCTTGGCGAACGGCTTTGACGACAGCGAGCGCAGCGCGTCCTCGAACTCAGGCCGCCAAGGGGCGGATGCTTTGCGGCGGATATACTCGCCATCGCTTTCGGCGGGGAAGCGGGGCAAATAAGTCTGACCTGCTTCCTTGATTGCATTTGCGCCCGCACGAATGGTGCGGATCATCTTCCAGTCGTTGGCAAGTGCTTCATGTGCCAGCGATGGGGTGCTCGGGTCCTGACTTTTGTCCATATCAGTTCCTGCGAGTTCCGCCGGTTGCTGCGACAGGGGCCTCCCTTGCCAGCATCAGTTCAGTTAGAGCCCACACCAAGGCATCCGCACGGTCGGGCGAACCCTCCCCCGCGTACCCATCAGGAGCCATCATGCAAAGCTGATCCTCTAGAGCAGCGAAGGAACCCACGTGGCTAACCCTGCCTTGCTCATAGAGGGCTGCGACGGGCTCGGCTCGCGCCACCTTGCCCCGGCTTGCCGTGACTTCCTTAAACGCGACCTTGCCGTCTACCGTCCTGATGACGTGCTGCACCATGGCCCCGCCGAAATTCCGTTCTGCCACCAGCAAGTTGGCGCCCAGGCGGTGATAGAGACCGACCGCACGCCGTCCCCATCCATCCGGGGAGAGCTTGCATGTTTCGTCTGCGAGGACGTAGCAACGCCCATCCACGCCCTTGCCGGCCGCGACAATGCCAACGTCGTCACCGTCGTCTTCCTTCCCCCCGGTTCCGGAAGGGTCGACAGCGACAACGATGCGCGTCATTTCCGGCGCGGCGCCGACGCGAAGCTTGTCCAGACCATCCCGCGACCACAGGGCTCCGGGCAGGTCGTCCAGTATCTCCGCTTCCAGCTCCTGCCGCCCAAGCCGCGTGCCCGCATAGCGATCTGTGATCGACTTCACGAAGGCCGGCGCTAGGTTGGCGCTATTGTCCCGTGTCGCCCCCCTGGTGATGACCGTTGACGCCGCCGCCATAATCTCCCGCAAGACGGGGATAGGCCGGGGCGTGGTCGTCACGATCTGTCTTGGCTGTTTCCCGAGGCGCAACCCGAACTGGAGCATGTCCCATGTTTCGCGGGCATAAGCCCACTTGGCCAACTCGTCGCACCAAGCCGCATCGAACTGCGGGCCGCGCAATTGGTCCGGCTCCGTTGCGTTGAACAACGTCGCGACACCCCCATTGGGCCATGTCAGCCTTCGCTTTGACGGCTCATAGAGCGGCCGAAACTCAGGCGGGTGGACGCTAAGGATTCCGCTATCGCCTTCCACCATCACGTCGCGCGCGTCGGCAGCTGTCTCGGCTATCAGGGCGATCCGCCCATAAGCACCACGGGCAAGAGGCGTTGATCCGCACATGATTGAGCGGACCCATTCCGCTCCGGCCCGTGTCTTTCCGAACCCGCGCCCGGCGTTGATGACCCATGTCAGCCAATCGCCCGCAGGGGCTACCTGTTCAGGCCGTCCCCAGAACTGCCAATCCCACGCGAGCGCGTTAAACTGCGCCTCGCTCAGCCCATCAAGAGCCTCCGCCCTGTCCACTTCTGGCAGTGAGGCGAGCAATTCGGCTTGTGACAAGCTCACGGGCGTTCACTTCCTCAACCTCGATCGGGCCACCATCCTTGCCTGTGTGTTCAACCCTGTCCTTGAACAAGCCTAGATGCTTTCCGAGGTCCACCAGGGCCGCGCGCTTGTCGTGCAGTTTCACCTTGAGGCCGGACTGTCCTTGGGAGACCTCAGAGATGCAAGCCGCAGCCTCGGCAGTCAGTTGATCGGAAGCGACCAGTGCAACGCCGTTGGCGATTGTCACTTCACCCGTATCAGGGTCTTTCACAGCAACCGCTTCGCCCCACCGCACGACATTGCGGATATCCGAAAACCCAATTTTCGAAAGCTCTTCAATGACCCGCTCTGCCGTCACTCCGGTTCGCTCTGAAAGCGCTCGCTGGCGCTCGGAAATCGCAACCGCGACCAGAGTTTTTCGGAGCAGCTGCCGACCAATATCGCCCGCCGTCTTTGCGCTGTACCCGGCCCGGATAGCCGCCTGGGTCGCGTTCATATTGACCATGTATTCGTCTACGAAGCGGGCTTGCTTATCAGTGAGTGGCATTGCCCCACCTCGACTCTTGGCGTGCCAGATCAACGAACCCGGCGGCCCATAGGTCAAAGTTCCCGCAGAACATCGGCTCAATGCCACATTGCCGATAGACCTCGCGGATATGGCGGAGATCGAAGGCCGTCGCTCGTGAAGCTATTGCCTTTCTGATACCTGTCAGGGAGCGGCCATACCCCACTTGAACGGCATATGACATAACCTGGCCAACCGCCGGCAGAAGATCCCTTGGGTTTCGGGAGGCCTTGCATTCGACAACGGTGCCGGACCCGTCTGCGTGGAACAGCATCAAATCAATGCGCCCCCGAGGAATGGGGAACTCGGTTACCGCGCTAATGATCGGAGGCCAGCCATATGATGCGGCCAGACTCCCCTGGTCGATCTGGAAAAGAAGCTCCCGGGTTACGCCAACTTCGGCGCCTCCAAAGGCGTCATGCAGCGCACTGCTTACACTTTTAATCAACATGCCTTCAGTTTCAGCGAGCATCCCGGCGCGGTAATCACGCTCGATAGCCTCCCAATCCGTTTTGGGCTTCTGGTTCACTTGCGCCTCAGCATTTCCCGAACCCGTGCGGCTTCGTCTTTTGCCTTCTCGACAATGTGGCTTCCGGCGGCTCGCAGGCCAGCAGCAGCTCCCTTGATGTCTCCAGAGGATACAGCGCTAGCCGCAGCCTTGATCGCCGTCCTTGCCCCGCCGCAGTGGTGGCAGGCCATCAGTTCAACGCCCTGAGTTCGTCGGCCTCGTCTTCATCATCATCCGCCGCGTCTTCGAACATCTCCGGTGCGATGTCCTGCGCCTGGTCAATCAGCCAGCGGGCGAATGCCTGGGTGTCGAGATCCAGAACGCTCTTGGCGCCTAGGAGCATTTGCAGAGCTACAATCTTACGCTCAAGCATGGGGTTCACTCGCCTAGTGCGCCGACGTGGCAGGGCGGGATGTCTTCGTCACGACTGGCCTCTGTGGGTACAGGGCGCCATTCCTCGGTTACGTTGATGCAGGGGCCGTTGCGAGTAGTGATGATCCACTTCTGAGACAGCCGGCCATCTGCGCCCCAAGCTATGTGCGCTGTGGGCTCTGCGTCCATGTTTCTCATGGGGCACCATATAGCTAAACAGCAGCGCCTATCGGCGCCTTGCGGGGTGGGTAGCGACCACTCCTGCCGCGAGCGATAACGGCACAGCCCAACCACTGCTGTCTATTTGGAGCGCGCGCTGTGCGAATTGGCCCGTGCAATCAAGCCCACGGTGGCTCTGAATCAAAACGCCCGGCTTGTTTATGGGCCGGGCGCAAATTTCCACCTTGCATTTCGGACATCAGCATGCGTGATTTGCACCATCGGTGCAAGCGTCAAGTCTAGGATCGGTAGACAATTTGCACCTCTTTTTCATCGTGTGGCCAGTGCGGGGCGTCGCCGTAGCGTTCGCCTGCAACTTTCACCTCCCGGCGCCCTTCGTCGCACGGTGGCTCTGTCATCCTCCAGAGCGCGGCCAATGCCGAAAGCCCGCCACGGATATGGGTCAGGTCATCGGGGCATGTGTCCCACATCAGCAAGGCATCGATCTGAGAGACGACATGTCGGGGTGCCTCCACACCACCAAGAGCGCGCTTGGCCGCGTCGAATTGGTAGAGCACACGTTCCCGGCGCTCTTCCTCGGTTTCGGGGCACTCCGCTGCGAGATAGTCCGCCTCTTCCGGGTTCTCGACACCCTCCGAAACCATGATTGCTGCGGCCGATGCCGTGACGGGAGATGCCAGGACCACGTGAAACTCCCGCAGCAAGTTGCGCAGGCGCTCTCCAGCCCAGCATTGGGGCTCGGTTATCATCCCGGCCAAGAACAGCCGCCCTAGGGCACTCTCTGCCCTCTGGTTGAGGCATTGGCCGGCATCCCCTCGCTTCCGCAGCCAATTGCGGTGCGGCTGTGCGGTGACGACATCCGTCACGGATTTTGCCCTGGTCACTGCGCTGGCGCGCTGAACCTTGCCGGAAGGCTCACGTGCGGATTGCTTGCGCTTGCGTCCAGCCATCATGCCACTCCCGTCTTCAGAGGAAGGATTGTCGCCAGCCGGGCCGCCATTGCCGAGCACTCCGCGTCCGAGCGTGGCTGCTGCACCTTGGCGTCCAGAAGCCGCCTGATGAGCACCGC